CAGCGATGTTCAGCACCGACACGTTGATGTCAGAAGCGAGTTTCTGCTTGGCGGAGTTGCCAAGGCGTTGCTCTTGCAAAGCGTCACGAAGCTCTTGAGCGTTGAGCTCGAAAGCGACCGTGCGCGTCTGGTTGATGCTGGCGGGAACCGCGAGCTGGGTGTAGGAGGCGTAGCCACCACCGGGGAGTAATGAGATGTCCGTGCCAACCCCTGCATTCGACAACGAGGTCGCAATGTAGGGCTGCGGGCGCCAGATGACGTTGTTGGTGCGCTCCATCATCGTCTGATCCGTGTTGTAGATCGAGACGTTACGGGATAGCACGAGAGCGTCGTTAAACCCCTCAAGGAGGTTCTCAAACGCTACGCGCTCTTCTTTATTGAACGAGTTAGCCATAGGTTACTTTTTTGACTGCAATTGACGTTTGTAGGCCAGAACTTGGGTGTAGTCACCGGTGCGCTCGGCCTTTGCGCGTAGGTTGTCCAACACTTCGTCGGAACCTCCGGTTGACCTTGCCCCGCCGGACGGTGGGGTCTTCTCTGGAGGAGGAGCAGTTTTCTTTGTCACCTTGAGTTGCGTTTCGAGCTTTGCGACCGCGAATGCGAATCTTACCGGGTCTTTTATCTCAGCAAGTTCTTTCGCCTTTTTCGGGTTCTTGCCCAGCGCGTACACCAATAGTGCTGAGTTGTCTGAACCTTGCAACAGGATACCCTGCTGCGTGGTGTTGAGCACCTCTTGCACCGAGGCTTCGGCATCTTCGTAGTCTTGAACCTTCAGCTCAGTCTTGGACTTCGCGTAGTTCTCAAGCTTCTTGTGCCACTCAGCCTGTTGGGCTTTCTGCTCTTCCTCGGCCTTGGACTGGATTTCAGCGGCTTTTCGTTTCCGATCAAACCACTCAGCCAGCTTGGCCTCGTACTTCTCCGTGTCGTAATCAGCGCCGTCCAGTGTCGGCTTTGGCCCAGGGTCAACCGGATTGTTCTCAGTTGCCGATATTGCCTTCAGCTTCTCCTCTAGCTCCCGATTCTTGCGGTGCAGTTCCCGATTGGTTTTACGCACTTCACGCACCCATTCAGGTGCCTTCTCTGCGTCCTCTTTCTGGGTTGGCGAATCCCCGATGCTGACATCAATCTCTTCCGAGGCTTCCGTTTTACCGCTCTCAGCTGGCTCTGCTTCCACCGTTTTACCGGTGTCTTCAGCCACAGCCTCAGTTGCGGGAACTTCTTCCTCATCCAAGGTCACGTCAGCATCTACTGCCGTGTTTGTGTTCTCCATTTTTTCTTAGTTAGTGGATCTGTCCACTAAAATGTTGCAGGCGGCGCTACAAGTTTCTGCACGTCCTTCTCAATCTTCTCAGCCAACTGCATCGCCTTGTCCTGATCAATCTGGCCGGCCTTCGCAATCGTCTCCTCAGTCTTAGCCCGCGTCTCTTCTGCCTTGGCCATGACAAGCACCGTGTCAGCTTGTGCCTTTTGCGCGAGCGCATTTGCCCTTTGCGCCTCCGCAGCGAAGTACTGCGTCTGTGCGTCCGGCTGGGCGTTCTGCTGCTCTGCAAGGAGCTCCTGAGCCTCTTGCTCAGTGGGTTTAACTGCCCCCATGCGAAGCAGCTTCTTGCGGAAGTAGTTGCGCACGTCCCCAAGCCCTTCGCCTTCCATGTTCATCATCGCCATCGACGAGAGCACGTTCATCGTCTCTGGGTCTTGTGTCACCGCCATCATTGAGAGCAGCGCCTGCACCGTCGCCTGACGCTTGGTTGTTGACGATGGTCCCACGTCTACCGCGACATCGAACTGGGCTTCCGAGAGGTCGTTCTCGTACTCAAGCTCGCCTGACTCAGGGTCAATCACCGGTGTCATGAGCTCAACTTCGTCTTGTTCGCCGTTGGCGGTAACGACCTTCATCTTGCGCTTATCTTCCACGAACACGTCTTTGGCCATGGACAACCAAATCTCGCCCACGCGCTTAATGGCCTTGGCCATGTTCGAGACGTAGATGTACGACTGCATGTCCAAGCGCTGCATCACCAAGTCCACCGCCTTTGAGGTAACGTGCGAGACCATCTTGTCCCCGTTGCCTTGGCTGCCCAAGAGCTGCTGCATATCAAGGTCTGTCACCCCCAAAAGCGCCGCCATCGCCGGTGGGACCTGCGGGGATTTCGTGTACGCCACAGGAGGCGCCGGTTGCACCGCGCCATTCGCGTCCGTTATCCCGTTCACCAGCAGGTACGGATAGTTCCTGAGGTTGTCTTCCGCCCACATCACCTGATGCCCCGCCACCTGCTCAGGCATGAAAATAGGCTTCTCCATCGACGAGAGCGCCGAAATCTCTGCGAGCTTGGAGAGCTGCATGTTCTTTAGGCGCTGCATGTCTTTCGCCAGCCGAACGTGTCCCATGCACCGCTCCACGTTGTCCACAAACCAGCGCTTGCCGTACACCGGCACAATCGGGATGCACTGCCCAGCAATGTAACCGCAGTCCTCAAGCACCTTGCCGCCCGACATAATCCACTTGTGCACCTTCTTCTGCTTAATCTTCTTGCGCTTAACTTCCTTGTACCCAAGCGCCGTCAACTCCTCCAGCTTCCCCTCCTTAAGCACCGACAAAAGCTCCTTCTCCTCGTCGCCCGTAATCCCCTCAAACGTCACCATGTAGTCCGTCTTCTCCTCCACACGGTAGTACTCCGCAACGTACACCACATCCGGCGTCTGCCAGTCGAACTGAGTGCGCGAAATCTCCTTCGGCCATGTCGCCGGATCATCCCCCCACTCCGCCTCGTAGTCCTCCTTGGTCATCGCCGTAATCACAAAACACCGCTTCGCGTCCGCTTTGTCCTGCCGCTTCGCGTTCAAGTCGAAGTACACCGATGAGTCCGCATCGTAAATGGGCTCAATGCAAATCTTCTGCTCGTCCGATTCCCCGTCGTACTCGTCCTCGTACTCGTTGCGCAAACGCAACGCCCCAAACCCGCCCGTCACCGCCTCCTCAAACGCGTTGTCGTACGCTTCTTCAGCGCTCGAATCCACTTCCGTCGCCCGAAACAGACCGTTGCACGTCTCAGCCAAGCTCTCGTACTCCTTTTCGCGGGGGACGTACTCCACCGTGATACGGTTCGAGCGGTAGTCGTTGATAATCCGCATCACCGCCAGCTGCGTCTTGTTCACTTCAAACCGTGGCCGATTCTCGTACTGCTCAGAAAGCGGCCCCTCCCATTGTGCGCCCGGAATAGAACAAAACCGGCGGTCTTGCAGGCACTGCAAACGCTCGTTACGGAGCACCTCTTGGATACGGTCAAACTCGGCAATAGCCTCCGAATGCACTTTCACCGGGTCGTTCTTCATGGTCTCATCATGCGGGTTTGAAGGTTTGTGTCAATGGGGCTTGAGCGGTGGCAGAGGGCCGGCACTGGGGGCTTAGAGGGCTTTGGATGGCATCACTTCTTCGAGAAGAAGTTCAGCACCGGCATCACTTCAATCATCTTCTGCATCCGCTTCTTTAGGCTCAAGGCCGCACGATTCAGCCCGCTCACCACCAAGTACCGCGTCGCATCCATCAAGTGGTCGTTCTCCTTAACAACCCGGCCCTTGTCGTCCCGCCGGTATAACCGGAACTCCGCTACCCAGTTCGTCATGCTCTTAAACACCTTCAGGCGTCCCGTCGACATCCGCTGCCACACGTCGTAAATCCCCGTCTCCACCGCGTTGTTCGCCACCGTCAAGTCCAGCCCCATTTGCCGGTAACGCACAAATAACTGCTGCCCGTCTACCTGCGTTCTACCACGGGACGCCGGATCAATCACCCCGGGGATACCGCGACCGCGCGCATTTATCGCCTCCGCGTGGATGGCTGGCTCCGCCTGACCGCGGTAGTGCTCCGAGTACAGATACAACGTGTCGCTCTGCTGGTCGAGCGCACCAAACACCGCCGCTGTCCGGTTCCACCCCACATCCATCCCAAACACCCGCGGCCAGTGCACCGGTACTTCAAAGTCCGGCACCACAAGCTCGCTCTCCGGTACAGGATAAATCGCCCCTGCCCCCAACTGCGGAACGCCCTTCGAGCGCGCATCCCTCTGGAAGGGCGGGATGCTCGACCACAAATCCTCCTTCTGCTTCGTGCTCAAGTGCGGTACGTCGTCCCACGTCGCCATCCCAACGTACTTCGTCCCCTCCGCTCGCTCCGCGACCTCCCCGTCCTTCAAGAACGCCATCACCGTCTCCGACATCCCCAAGAGCGGCGTGAACGTCAACATCACCATCCCATCGTTCGTCATCGTCCGTAGCAGCGACTCCGTGTAGATGTCCAGCGGCGGCTCCTCGTCCAGCCAGATGATGTCCTGCTCCGTCCCTTGGAAGCTCTCACGACGCTGGTCGTAGCTCTTGAGTGTTAACCGCGACTCGCCGCCGGAGGCGTGCCGGACGATGATGATCTCTACCGCGTCAGCGATGCCTGCCTTCGCGCTCGTTCGCAGGATGTCCTCCTTCGGGATGAGACCGGTGCCGTGAGCGCCCGCAGGGCCCAGCAGCTTCGTCTGCAAGATGTCCCGTGAGGTCTTACCGGTGTCCCCTGCCGCCCACGCCGAGATGGGGCGGTCGAACCGGCGACCGCGCCACCATGAGGGGTACCGGCCCGTGAGGTGCAGCGCCATCTCGAAGCCGCCGATGCCTTCTGTCTTGCCGACGCGGTTGGCTGCCATCATCAGGCGCTCCTTGTACCGCGCCCCCGCCTCGAAGAAGGCGGTGTGCTTCTTGTAAAGCTCCCGCCGCAGGGGGCCGGCGTCTGGGTAGTAACCGAGTAAACGGCGCTCGCGCTTACGGCGCTGTAGCTCCTCAAGGCAGAGGACGAGTTCGGCTTTTTCTTCTGGGCTGAGTTCTTTCACGGTCTAAGAGCGACATTCGCGTAGACGCCGCCGTCTCCGCTGTAAGTCCCAGCCATCCCTAAGGGGGTTTTGCTTATTGCTAGCTGTCATTTTGAATCCGCCATCGTTTATCAGTTAAACCATTTACGCAATACAATATCCGTCATGTATAGTACCTGCTACGCATCACGTTTGACTGTAACCGCCTCAGCTTCAATGCTTTCGCCTGTGGAGACCGCCTCGACCGAGAGCCCCTCTCGGAGCATTAGAGCGACACGGGAGCGAATCTCTGCATCAGATAGTGTGGAGACGGTTGTTTCCGCCTTGGATTCGGTACGCGGGACAATCTTCGCGAGTAATGTCAGATAGGTTTTAGGGTCGCTCCTCCCAACTTGTTCCAGGTACGCAACACCCCCCAACCTCTCGAATGATTCAATGATGGCGTGCTTGAGAATCACCGTCACGCGGTTCTGCGTTCCCGCGGGACGTCCCGCTTGGCGTGGTAGTACATTTGACACACACAAAAAAACCGCACGATACACACCTGAACGCAAAGGACACCCCACCCCGAACACGCAAACTTTTCGCGCAATCTTTGTTGACGCCACACCCAGATTGCGCCAACCTTGCACCAGTTGACACGACGTCAACGCAACAAAAAAACCAGATAACCCTATGAAAGAAAGCCACTTCCTCCTCGCCCTCAACCTTCTCACCACCTGCGACATCCTCGCGCTTGCCTTCCTCCCCCTCTCAACCGTGGAGGCATGTCTCGTTGGCGCCTTGTGCTTAACCACTTACGCAGTAACGCTCAAGGTAGCAATGCGCTAACACCCAACCCAACCCCAATAAACTCAACACCTTATGCAAACCCTACGCAACACGTTTCATAACACGTCAATCCGCATTAAATCCCATCTCGATTGGCAGCAGATAGTTAACGCCGCTTATCGAGCCAAGTCCACCCCCGCGCACAACCGCAACCGCTCCCAACTCAACACATTAGCGTTACATAAGCGCATCAAACGCACCTTGTGTGGCATGGCGGATTGCGATTGCGGAACCGTGCGTTAAACCCCTCACACCCAACAGGCTAAAGCCATGCACTCACTCACAATCACCTTCAAATCCATCTCAGATATCGGGCTTTCGGAATCACGCCGAAACACCGTCAGGGAAGAAGTTTGGGAGAAATTCAGCGTCATCCTGCTTGGAGAGTTTGCGCTTATCCCTGCTGAAGACATCTCGATGTTGCTCGAACCCTCTGAAGTTGAACACCTTAAACAAGGTGGTATTCCCGATTACATAGAGGTCTGCTTCAATTGCTAACCCACTCACCCCCAACAAGCTGCAAACCAAACCAAACCAACATGAAAACCACACTGTCCACATCACAAGCGGTAAGACTCTTGCTATCAGACGCCAACGCCAACTGGTCCCGCGCCGGAGCCCGCGCACTCGTCGAATATCTCGAAGAGATTGAATCATCGCAAGGTGATGAGATTGAACTTGATATCGTCGCAATCCGTTGTGACTACTCCGAATGGGAAACCGCTCTCGAAGCCGCGATTGAATACGGTTATGAGCCCAACCCAACCTTAGGCGAGGAAGCGCAAGATGATGACGACAGAGAACTTGATGCGCTGGACTGGCTTACCGATCACACCGCTGTCATCAAGTTCCCTTGTGGCGTGATTGTCGCAACCTTCTGAGTGTTTCCCGCTCCTCTCTCACTCGAGAGAGGACAGGGAAGCGCTTCGACGCTTCAAAAAAACCAAACAAACAAAACAAAATGAAACTCAGCAAGTTACACAAGTTGGAATCCGCCTGCTCAAAAGACGAAACACGCCCCACTATAACCCAACCGTTCGTACAAGGTGGACGCGCAATCGCAACCGACGGCAGAATCCTTGCCAGCGTCCCCATCGAAACCACTGAAGGTGAAGACGTTGAGGATAAAAGAATCCCGATTGACGCACTCAAAGCTGCCCGTAAGGCAACGCTCAAAATATTCCAGAACGCAACCCTGACGCTGGACGAAAAAGCCTGCACTCTCCCTAACGGCGCTGTTTATCCCGTTCTCCACCTTGAGCAGGGAGGCAGCCTACCAAGAGTTGCCGAGATTGTTTCCGCCAAACTCACCAAAGATGACTCCACGTTTCATGTCACACTGGACCTCGCGCTTCTGGAGCGCCTCTCAGAAGCTATTGGTTGTCAAAAGGTTACGCTGTGTTTCAAAGATTCAAAAAGCATCATAACCGTGCTCCCCTACGAGGCAAACGGCGCGTTCGGTTTGCTAATGCCCATGCGCACTGAGTAACGCCAAAAACACTGACCATGCGCATCTTTTACATTTACACACTCAGTCCGTCCGGTTCTCGCTCGTTCGTCGGGACCGTCTCCGCCGATAACGAGGGTGAGATTCTCCGCGCTCTGACTCGCGAGTTTGCCGCAACAGACATCCACTGGAGCGTCTCAGCAACCCCGCCTCCCTCACCCCTACTCGCCCACCGGGTGGGATCGGATGGCAGGCTTTACC